CCAGTCAATGTAAACCTTGTACGATATGGCGTCGCCCATCACGTCCATGACCCCCGAAAGTTCGCCCGTTTTGCCGCCTGTTGCCATTTTGCAAACAGCACGTCGGGGTCGCTCTCGCCCTGAATGGTGACGTTGATTTGGACGCCTCCCCCACCCCCGTTCGGAACGACGAACCCGGATCGACCCGGAACAAATAACTCCGGTCCCCGCTCTCCAACGTAATAAGGCATTCCGCCCGTCACGGGTCCGCCACGCGCCCGCCTCGGTGCCGCCTGCACGCCACCAAATGACACGCCACTACCACTCCCTTCGCTCGCCCCGCTCACGCCCGCCGCCGCCGCATACGCCGCCGAGCGTACCCAAATTTCAATCTGAACCCGCGCCCGATCAATCGCCGCCATATCGGGCTTGATCAGCAAATTATTCCACCCCGACGCGGGCGGAATTCCCCGCTCGATCACCGACCTTGCCTCCGGCGCCAGCCCTACCACCCCCATCATGGCATCCCTCACTTTGTCGCTGGTGGAGGCAAAATTCGGGTTGTATTTTAACTGCCTGTCAATCGGCATCCGCTCCTCAGCATAAATATCGCGTCTAAATTCCAACTGCGGGGCGGTCATCTTGAAATGATCCGCCCAGTCCTGCCACCGTTTGCGCTCCGCCTCCGCCGCGCCGCTGTATTCCGCCGTCAGCAATGCGATTGCCTTGCCATATCCTGCCGGGGTGGTATCCCCCGTCCACCGCGCCGCATGTCCTTTCATATCCAACTTCGGATCAAACGACTCCAATGACTGCGGATCAACACCCCGACTAATCATGTCTGAAATCTGCGCGTCGGTGAGCCCGCCGGGTCGGTTCCGCCCCGCCACCGCATAATTTTTTGTGTCGTTGTCATAACGCTTCATGCGCGTCTCGGCGTCCGCAGCAATGTAGCCGGAACTTGACAATTTGCTCAGAATAGTTTGTGCGTCTTTCAAAACCAAAACCGCCAGCGCCCCTGTCCCTGCGATCACCGCCAGTCCCGCCCCCACCGGACCCAATGCCGCCGCCAACGCCCCCAACCCGCCCAACAACTGCCCTCCTGCCACGACCAACGCGCTCAAGTTTCCCAGCGTCGTCACCGTAAAATTCAGTGCAGGCATCCCCACCGCCAGCGCCACCCCCACCCGCAACAGCGTATTCGCCAACTCCGGGTTCTGTCTTGCCCATTCCCCTATTGAATTTGCTGATGCCGTCAGTTCGTCCACCATCGGCTTGAGTGTATCTACAAAGGGTAAAAGCGCTTCTACCGCCGCCGATTCAAGGCTACCCTTCAGAGCATCGATCTTCCCCGCAAAGGTTGCCGCTTTATCGCCCGCTATCTTCGCGGCGCTGGCGCTCTTCTCCATTTTCGCCACCATCGCATCGACAGGCATACCCGCAAACAGAGCCGCCAAGCCGACTTGTCCATACGACCCGGCGAGGTCGTACATGAGTCTGTTACGTTCTTCGTCGGTCATGTCCTTCATGGCGTTCTTCAAATCGCCCAACACGTCGGGCAGCGGACGCGCCTTGCCTTCCATGTCATAAAGGCTCACATTCAGACGTTCCAGCGCCTCCGCAGCGCTTGAACTTGTGGATAAATGGGACAGCAGCGACTTCAGCGCCGTGCCTGCCTCTGCCCCTTTTATTCCGTTGTCGGATAAAACCGCCAACGCCGCCGCCGTCTGCTCGATGCTCATGCCAAAATTTTTGGCAATCGGACCGACATTCCCGAATCCGGCGATCAAATCTTCCACTGTCGCCGAACTCGCCCCTGCTGCACGTGTCAGCGTATCCGCCACCCGCGTCGTGTCCCCAATGCCCAGACTGAACATGGACATTGTGTCCGTCACCGCGTCCGCCGCGAAACCTAGATCGAGACTCGCCGCCGCCGCCAAATCCATCACCGCGGGTAGGGTCTTCATCGCATCCGACACGGACTGCCCGGAAGAGAGCAATTGCAGCATGCCCTCGGCGGCTTGCTTGCCGCTGAACATTGTCTTCGCGCCCATTTCCAGCGCGAATTTGCCGACCTTCTGTAAGTCCTTCCCGGTCAGCCCCGCCCGCGCCCCGACCTCGCTCAGAACGGTCTCAAAATCAGCCGTAGTCTTAATCCCTACTGCGGCAGCGGCGGCAAACGGCAGCATCATGCGCGTCCCGGTTTCGGTCAGCTTTTTCGCTGCGTCGCCCGTAGCTTCTAGCTTTTTTCCGAATCCCTTCAGCGAATTGCCGGCGGACGACAGCTTCCGTTCAAAGTCGGAAGTCTCCCCGCGCAATACTGCCGTCAGCGTCGCCACCACCTCTGTCATGGTTTCTTCATCGTCCTAGCTGCCTTCATCTGTCCCGTGCGCCACGCCTGAATATTTTGAAAGTCCCGTGCGCTCAACCCCCGCACGTAGTCCAACGTCCATCCGAATTCACGACACAGTGTCAACTGGTCGTATAATGTCTCCATCTCCACTGTCACCTGATTCGGCATGTCCCGGCTCGTCACGCCCTGACTGATCAGAAATGTCGACTTTTCCATCGCCCGTGACGTATCCGAGAAATCGCATCCACTCGGTTGCGAATCGAGTCATCACCTCCTTGTGTTGCCGAACCCCCAATTTCTTGTAAGATAATACATCGCTCGGATCACCCTTGAATTCCCACGCCGTGACGCATTTCGCCGCCCACCGGTGCAGGTACGAATCATCTCGCTCCTGCACTGCTTTTTGCCAATCTTCATTGACTTCGCGAACTTCCTCGTAGGTAATTTCGTCAAGGTCGATCTCGATCCGCCATTCTTTCGGGTCTTTCATGCTAGAACGCACCCTCCGTGTACGCCCCGTCAGCTTTGACGACTAACGTCCATTTCGCGACGTCATCGTAAGGAAAGTCCAAATCGAAACTCTCGATCAAGCACGGACCCGAAAACTTTTCGCGCCCGGTTGCCGTCCCCCGCGGACCAATGATTACCGTGCCGTTCAGACCCTCCACAAGCGTGTAGGCGTCCGCCGTTCCCATCGGCGATTCCGCCCCATTGTGAAGTCCGTCCAAATTGAGTGACCAATCCTTCACGCCCGCCAGACGTTTCATGGTTCCGTCCAACCCCGCTGTGCGGTCTATCAGATTGACCGATTTGCTGATTTTCACATTGCGCACCTGCGCATAGAGACTGATCGTCCCGCCCGCATGGACGAACGCCGCGTACCCCTCCGAACCCATCCGAAATTCCGCCATGATTCACCTCGTTATTTGCTAATGCGAATGCGGTAATCCGCCCCGCGCCGCCAATATTGCTTGCCTTCGACATTTTCGACGCGCTGGAACAGGCTTCCCCGCGTCACTGCAATGAGATTCCACCCGCCGACGGTGATCATTCCGTCGTGCAGCGCCGTGTCGAGTGCATCCGACCCCGCCCGTGCTTCTGCCAGATTGGTCGAAATGACCTCGATCTGGTAATCCACGTCAACAATCCGGCTCTGCGAGATATTCGTGTCCCCGCCGCCCACGTAGGCAAAAACGCAGTACGGCATCGTCGCCCCCAAAGGCGCTTGTTGCGCGTAGATCCGTATTCCGAAATTTGCCCCCAACCCCGCCAGCTTGGAATAAATCCCGGTTTCAATAGCCGTCTGGCTCATAGTCGCTTCTGGATCTCCGCCCGGTAGGTCATCATCGCGTGTTTCACCAGCCGTCGCAGCGCCGGGCGCATGAACGGACGCGCCGCCATCCGCACTGTTCCATATTCCAAATGCGTCGCATAATCAGTTTCCGCCGTCACCCACCAGATCATGTGTGTGTACCGCTCAAACCGGATGCTGTTTTTGAGCAACCCGGTGGCGACCCCCGGCGGCGACCCCGTTACGCTCGGACTTTGGCGACTGAAATTGTGAATGACATCCTTTGTCATCAGTGCCGCCATCATTCCCAACGACTCGTCAGCCATCGCCCCCGCGCCTGTTGCCAATGTGTCCAGCGTCTTCGTGTCCAAAATGACCCGGATGCTCATGTCAGCCTCGCCACGATGAACCGTTTGCTCACGCGCCAGCTATGTGCGTCGTGCGCGATTCGCACTTCGTAAGTCATCGTTCCAATGAAAACTCGATCTCCGACCTCGATGGTGGCGTTGTACGCCAGCGTCAAGCGATACATCTGCCGGAACCCTTCTGCCTGCCCGGTTTCTTGAAGCTGCGTGGTCGCCTGCGAAAACGGGTCCAGCCGACACGCCACCCCGCTTGCCCGCGTTGTCCAGCTTTCCGTCAGCCCGCCCGCACCGTCACCCGATATGGCAAGCTGCTGAACTGTACATGAGTCGGGCAACATACCGGAGATCGATTCCCGCATTGACGCCAATTGCGCGTCCGTCATGAAAGCCATGATTCGTCCCTCCGCGCCATCTTCGAGGCAACCAACCCCCCAGCCTGACTCTTGCCCCGGAAAAACGTTGCCATTGTCAGGCAGTGCGCGTGTTGGTCCCCAGCGTCTATCCGGTGGTTGTCAGACGACCAATTCACCCGTTCCGCCGCGAACCCCGCTTTCGCCTGCCACACGTCCGCCACTGCCCGGTAGAGGTCGTAGAGACGTGCGTCCAAATAAAGCGCCACCGCGCCTTGGTCCGTCGTAAAGGTGATCCGTCGTGCCGCATAGTTCACCGCGTACCCGCTTGAAACCGTCGCCCCGGATGCCGTCTTGACCGCGAAACCGGAGTCCGATCCGGCTTCCTCGTACCACCCGTCAGGCATGGCGAAATCAAGATATTGGTAGTTCCCTGCCACTGCCACCGGGATAGCCAAGAGAGGCTCCATCCGCAAGATCGACACCCAGCGATCCAGCGCCGTTTGGAGCTGATCGTCGCTCCAATACGTAGTCGCCCCAACGGTCACATCCGCCGTTCCCACTCTGCCCAGTTTCCGTACCTCCATGATGAGGTTCGCCATGCCCGCCCGCGCCATTGCTCACCCCTTATCCCGCGCCCGGTGGCACGCTGGGCAGGTTTTCCTTGCCGTCAGTCACGGTCTCTTGCAGCTTTTTCAATTGTTCCCCCATTGCCCGCAGGTCGTCAGCCTGATCCCAACTGACCAACTCAGCAAGGCTCGTGAAGACCGTGATCGCTCGTTCCGTGACGTTGATTGCCATTTTTGCCACATCAGGGGGAACACCTTTCCCTCCCCATTCAATGGCATCCAAAAGGGGTTTGTTGTTGTTGACGCTTGCGAGGAACTCCGTCGCCATCTTCAGATTTCCCCGCGTCAGCACCACCACCAACCCCACCAGCACGACAATCGCCGCCAATAACCCCGCCACCGCCATGATCACTGCCACATCCATGTCAAACCTCCCGTCGCCACTTTTCCCGGTTCGCTTCGATATATTCAAGACAAGCGTCCCTGCTTGCCTTCCAGTCGTCCTTCCCCGCCCCATCCTCAAAAACCTCGAAACTCATCAGCGTCTCAATCGCCAATCCAAGTTCCGGCACGAGGACCAGCACCACTTCGGACTTGTCTGGTTTGCTCTTGAACTGCGCTTCGATAATTACCTCGTCGTCCCCCCCCGCCCATAGTGTCTGGAGCGCGTGTTGGGGCATGATTTTCGTTTTCCCCGCGTCCGTGACCAGTGCATCCAAACCCTTCGCCACCTTCTCCTTGTCCTTGTCAGACACGCCGCTCCCGTATACTCCCGTGAACGTCAGCCTCAAATAACCGTGCCACGCCATGCCCGCCCCCCTTCACTGTGCCAGTACCACCGCGTCCTCTGCCCCCAACGCCACCCCGAATACCGCCACATGTTGCAGAGCTCCTTTGAAGTAGCTGTGTCCAAGACGCCCCCCGATCCGCCATTCCAACCCCGCCGTGTACGAGATATTTGTTGCGATCCCCGTTGCGCTGGCAATCTCCGCGCCGTTTCGGTACGCTTTCAAAATCCCGCTCGTATTGCTGTACGTCCACAGCCAATGTTGCCACAAATCCGCCGTGAACGTTCCTTCCACGCTTACCGATTCCCCGTTTTGCACTTGGAAACTTGGATGCGCGAAATTGCCGTAAGCGTAAGACCAGCTCCCGTCATCCATCGCCACCGTTGCCCCCGCCCCCGTCTCCGCGCGTGTCCATAGGCTCACCGACACGGAATTAGCCTGCAAAATCGCGGTTTCTGCGACGATCACGACGTCATTGATCCCATCGAAATACAACGCGGGTGTCCCGTCTGTGCCTACCTGCACCCCCCACGCTGCTCCTGCAATCGCGCCGTGCAGCCCGTTCCCGCTTGAATCGCCCGCCGTGCTGCCCGCCCCTTCCTGCAACTTCCAATACCCCACTGGACTTCGCGCCAAAATTGCCTCCGCCCGCCCCGCTCTCGACATCCGCACGCCGGGCAGTTGGTTTGTCCGCCCCCCACGCTCAACGCGCATCAGTCGATCTCCATGATCCGCAAATCAACCGTGCCATTGGCGCAAATCGCACACCACGCCCCCAGCGTCCCCGCGTCCTCGAAATACGCCCCCGCCGGAAGCGGAAATCCGTTCGAGGTCGTCAGGTTCAGCGCCGTTCCGAGGTATGCCTGCGCCGCGCCAGCATTGTAGATCAGTGCCTGTTGACGGTTCGCATTCGCTGCAAGGACCGTCCCCCCCGACGCCGTGACATTGACCTGCGTCAGCGTCGGTGTACCTTTGTGAATCGTCACTCCCAGCCCGCCAGCATATGTCGCGAATCCGCGTGGTTGGTTGAGACTCACTTCTTCACGTGCCATGTGTCACCTTTCCTAACTGATAATTCAGCAAATGAGCGTATTCATCGAGCGTCCCACAATCCCAATATCCCCCTTGCGCATAGACAATTTCAATGCGTAATTTGGCATGAATAGCAGAATTGAGGCTCTCGCTTACACTCTTGTGTGCCGGGTAAATATGTCGCCAAAACGCGACATTCCACCCCACCGCCCCCCACGCATGGACGTATCCGTGTGTGTCGGCTGGCTTGTCTTGGATAGCGATCAAGCGATCTTCCAAATCGATCACGCACATCCCCAGTTTGTGGCGTTGCTCCGTCCGCGTCTGGAAGACCCCCACCACCACATCCGCCACGTCCAGCGCATGGTTCATCTTCAGCAACAACTCTTCGTCTTCCCACCATGTGTCCGCCATCGCCATGAGGACGCGGTGGTTACCTGTCCATTGTCGTCCCGCCCGCAACGTCCCCGGCATGGTTTCCGTAGCGGTGATGTACATGCTCCCCGTGCCGATCATCGCCGCTTGAATCAGTTGGTTGTTTTCATTGTTCGCAGCAATGAAAACATTGCTGCACCCCGCGTCCAGCAGCGCCGCCGCTCGGCTGCGAAGCAAAAAAGAGTGGCGAATCGGCAAGAGCATCTTCTGCAATCCTCCCATTCGCGTTGACTTCCCCGCCGCTGGAATCAGCCCCATAGTTAGCCCCATGCTGCCACCCCCTCTACGCCCCATTTATTCCACAGCCAGTCACGCCCCGCCTGATCAGCCTCTTCGTTGTAGTCGCCGCCGAAGTGAAGGACATAAGCAGATCGCACCGCCATCACGCGATAGCCCGCTTTCCGCGCCCGATAGCAATAGTCCCGGTTGCTCGCCCAGCACGCCCGGTGGCTGTGATTCGCCGCGTCTGGCATCCCTACTTTTTCCATGAAGTCGTGCCGCCATCCCCACGCATGGTTGTCGACGTTCATTGCCTCAAAGGTCTCCCACACCGCCGAGGGATACGGCACATGAAGGATGCCCGTCCCTTTGTCGCTCGACCCCGGCGCAACAATCCCTACTGTTGGATCATGCAGTTCTGCCACGAGCCGCCCGATCATTTCAGGATGTGCCACCGTGTCGTTGTTCAAGCAAAAATAGCAGTCCGCCGGGTGAAGCAAGATCGCCCCGTTAAACGATTGGATAAGAGGAAAATTCTGCATATAGCGCATGACCTCCACCCCGTCGGGCGGCGCATAAGGAGTCGGACTTGCGTTGTCAATGACAATCACCCGCGCCCCGCGCCCCGCCACGCTTGCCACACAATTGTTCGTATAAGAGTCTTTCTCATAATGAAGAACAAAAACGGTGACGTTCATGGTTTCCGCGCTTTCATCCGCAGATTCGGAACCTGATACCTGCCTACCAGTCCGGTGTGCCGCACATCCTCAAAATCAAGCGTCCATGTCCCCTCCCAGTCACTATCATCCCCGTCATGGAAGCCCCGGTACCCAGCGTCCAGCAGGTCAGCGATCAGCGTCGTCCGGTTCCATCCCCAGCGGTGTTCCTCGCTCGCTCCGTGCCGCGTCCGGCTGCCCGGCACATACGCCACCGCCGCGAACACCTCAAACGGAATTCGCTCCGCCATGACATCCTCCATCATCGATTCCAAGTCCGGCACAACGATCAACAGCGTCCCTCCCGGTTTCAGAAACGTCCCCCAATAGCGGAGCGTCGGCAAAATATCCCACGCCGGCAGATGTTCTAGCGTATGAATGCAGCGAATCGCATCCAGTTCGCCTTTTTTGAAAAATCGGTCAAGCTGTTTTGACGAAGCGGAGATGTCCGCAACCATGTCCGGCAACGGACGATACCCGCTACTGTCAGCATTTACAGTAAGCCATTCACCACCCTTCCCCACACCACCAAAATCTGCTTGGATCATCGCCACCCCTCCGCTTGAATGTAGCCACGCTCCTGCCATTTCAACCGGAATCGCGCCAGTGTCTTTTCCCTAGCGCTGTATTCTGAGCCCGAATTCCCCGGCGTGTGCTGGACACCGATATATCCGGTGCCCCACACGTCGTATCCGTGCCGCCGAGCTTGCATACAAAAGTCGGAGTCTTCCTCATGAAACAGACCGTAGTCTTCATCGAATGCCGCACCCTGAAAGACCTCTCGCCGCGCCGCTAGACACCATCCACTGACGACATCAACCAGCCCCGGCAGCCTCGGCGAAAGTGTGAACAAAAGTGGCAATTCCCAACGCACCAAACACCCCGCGCACCCCACCACGCCGATGTTCTCATGCTCAAAAGGTGCAGTCAGCGTCGCCAGCCACCCCTCGTCTTCAATGATTGTGTCGCTGTCAAGGAAGATCAGAATATCGCCATGCGCCATGCGACTGAGCATGTTCCGACCCTTCGCCACGCCAAGATTTTCCAGCGAACGTTCCACACATACCCGTTCGCCTTGTTGCGCAAAGAGCCACTCCGGCGTGCCGTCTGCGCTTGCATTGTCGAGGATGATGAATTCCACATCCGTCCGTCGCCGCGTCCCCTCCAGACTCCGCCAACATGCCTGCATTGTCGAGAGGCGGTTATGCGTCAACATCAGGATGGAATACTTAATCTTCACTTCGAGCATGGGTTCGGGGGTCACGGCGACATGCTCTCCACGAAGTGTCTGGCGCGGGCGAGGCTGAATTTCCCGTACCGCTCGGCGTCGCCGCCGCCGATCCATCACGGTCTGTGCCGCTCCGTCTATATCCATCTGGATTTCTTGAAGAGCGGGCAACATGAACTGCGTGAACACCTGATCAACGTCGAACGCCAGCGCCCCCATCCGTGCTTTTTCTCGTAAACCGGTGTCCCCGCGCTTTTCATACGCTTCCCCCAGCGACCGCGCCGCCAGCGGAACAATTGGCTCATACCAAAATACGCCCGTCAGTGCCATGTATTTGCGCATACCCGGCACCGTCCAACCCCCAAAGCACAGTTCTGGCGAGGCGCTGTAGTCGCTGACGATCACCGGGCAACCCGCCGCCTGCGCCTCTACCGTTGGAATGCCAAAGCCTTCTGACGACAGGAGCATGAACACGTCAGCCGCGTTGTAGACGTTGTTCATGAAATCCGTCTTGTGCATTGACATTTGCACATGATAAGAGTGAGGTGTGATCACCTTGTCAGCAACATCGAAAGCGTGTGCAATCTTGGCAATATCTTCCCCGCCCCACACGCCCAGCGGCTCGCTGTGGATGTAGAACAGCGCGTCGGGATGTGGCTCAATGTCCAGCGCCGCGTTTCCTTTGACAAACAAAGAAAACGCCTCAATCATCCCCACGAAATTTTTCCGGCTGGGCGTTCCTTTGTTCGCCGCCACGCTCACCACAAGGTACTTGTCCGCCAAATCCTGACGGATGTATTTTCCAAGCGCTGACCGTGCGGAGGAACGGTCTTTCGGCGCATATTGCTTGGTGTCGATCCCGTGAGGCACATAGCGCGGCTGGAATCCCGCTTTCGTCAGCGCCTCATGCCCAAACCGAGACATGCTCCACACCCACCGCGCCCCCAGCAGGGCCGCCGCGTTGCGGGGGAAAAGCGGTGCGCCATCGACCGGCACCCAAGCAGCCCATCTGAATTTGCTCCAAACGTTGGCGTCAAAGACAAACGGATCGAACAGCGAGATCGCCACGTCGCCCGCTTCACCATTGTCCCAATGGTTGAAGTCCATGTGTGCCTGAATCATGTCATTCAGGTACAGGTCTTTCCCGCGGGGGAGGGTCGTAATATTGTTTGGATCAGTAAAAATCTTTCCCTCGCACCCGTACAGTGCTGCGACCACCACGCCCATCCCGGCATCACGCACCCTCGGCGTGAACAAATCCGTTTGATTGCCGTACCCGCTGTTGGTTGTGGAACTATTACTGACCCACAAAACGTTCATCTCTTTGTCCTCACTTTGCTGCCCAAAGCCTCTACCCGCCTGTCCGCTCCCCCTCTCCGTTCGCGGAGAGGGGGCAGGAGGTGAAAGCTAGTTGTTCACCGTCGCAATCACAGTCCCTCTCAGTTGCACACCCCACGTCGGGCGAATCGCCCCCGTTCCATAGAACATGTTCGAGACCAATTCAGTCCGACGTGCACTCGCATCCCGCTCTTGCTCAATGCGCAGCCCC